GATATTAATAGGGTGGACTGACACAAAAACACTTTATATTAAATGTATTTTGTGATATATTATTAGTATGAGGTTGAAACTGTGTAATGCAGTTTCTAAAGTTATGTGCTTTTGTTCGCGTAATAGATATTATGTAAATAGTAAAGTAGGTGAAGTTATGGAAAAATCTGATTTAATTAAGATAGAGCATGCTATTGAAGTTGTTGAAGATTATATTTTAAGTTATGTTGATTGTGATTTTGACAATGAATTTTATGACGTTCTATTATTGTCTTTGAAAGTTGCTTATTATGATATGATGAGGTGTTCATAATGCGATTAGATAAAGTTTTGGAACTTTTTGACGATTTGCTTGTTATTCATGTTTTTTCTAATTCTATGGAATGTGATATTTATGTCGGTTTGGTTGATAATGTTCCTTTAAAATTTTCCGAAAAGTATGTAGTAACTAAGATACGTAATTTATCTAGTCAAATTAGAGTTTGTGTAGATGATTTATAGTGGTATGTTATAGTCCTTTACATGCTTTTAGAAATGGAGTAAATAAAAGTGGAAAAGTATCTTACAAGATTACAAGTAATAAAGTTAATTCTGTCTATTATGATTCTGCTATTGACCATTGGTATTATTCCGAGGATAAAAATCGTTATTCTAATAATGATTTTATTGACGTTCCTTGTGGATGTTGTATTGGTTGTCGGTTGGATTATAGTAAACAATGGGCGCTCCGTTGTTCCCTTGAAAGTTTGTATCATGAGCGAACCATGTTTATCACTCTTACATATGATGATGATCATGTTCCTAGGTCTTGTTTTACTGATAGTTTAAGTGGCGAAATCAAAGAGATTTTGACTCTTAAGCCTGATGATTGGACTAGATTCATGAAACGTTTAAGACGTTATTATAAGCGTGATTTTGGTAAAGAACTTCGTTTTTATGCTTGTGGTGAATACGGTTCTACTACACTACGTCCGCATTATCATGCAATTGTGTTCGGATTAGAATTAGATGATTTGAAACAAATTTCTACTTCCGGTACAGGTTTTCCTATCTATGAAAGTGAATTTCTTTCTAAGTGTTGGAAAAATGGCTTTATAACTGCTCAAGAAAGTAATTTTGATACCTGTGCGTATGTTGCTAGATATGTTGTTAAAAAGCGTAAAGGTAAAGATGCACAGGAGTATGAACATTTTAACATTGAACCTGAGTTTGTTCGTATGTCACGAATGCCGGGATTGGTCTTAAGTATTATGAAGAGCACAAACATGAGATATATGCAAATGATGAGATTATTCTAAAAGACGGTAAGAAGTTCAAACCGCCCTCTTATTTTGATGATTTGTATGAAAAAGAATTTCCTGAAGAATTTCAAAAAATTCTTGATAAGCGTATAGAATGTGCAAAGATTTCCGATAACGTTAAAGAACAGTTGTTTGGTGATAAGTATAAACGTCTAAACCGCGAAGAATTAGCTAAGCTTGCCTCAGTAAAAAAATTAGTTAGAGAATTGTAAAGGAGTGATTTTAATGAAGAAACGTGTTCCCGTTAAAAGTCCTAAAAAGGATAAGAGATTTTTTAGACGTACTGCTATAGACAGTAAACGTTTAAATGTTAACCCGCCGGTATTTCGAGGAGGTATTAGACTATGAGTGATTTCTATGTAATGATGATACAGTTTCTTATTTTTATTGTAGCGGTGTTTATTCTTGCTATTGTGATTTTTGCTATTGTAACACTTGCTAAGAATTTTATTAATTTTAGACGTAGAAAAGCTAAACAAATAGATATTTTAGAGGAGAATTAAAATGAAAGTTTATGTTGTTAAAGATGAAAAAGTTGGTTTTATGAATGTAGTTTTAGACCATAATGATGAAGTTGCTAAAATTAATTTTGGTCGTGGTTTCCATTGTGAAAAGCCCGAACTTGGTCGATTATCTGATTATAGCTTATATAGTGTTGCTGATTTTGATGTAGATAATGGTGTTAGTGATTTAACACAACCTAAATTTGTTGTTAATGGTTTAACTGCCTATAATGATTATGTTTCACTTGTTAATTCTATGAATGTTGAACGTTTGAAAGGAGTTGAGGAAGATGCCGATTCTGACATGGCGAAAGAGAGTTGCTAACCGTGAACGGTTTTTTGTTCCTAGTGGACAAGCGCTCCGTCGTACTTATATGCTTAATATTGATGATGACGGTTGTGAGTGCTTGGTTTGTACTGGTCAAACTGATTTATATGCAGAAATTCAGTCGTATAGAGAAGGTTGTGACTTGGCTATGCTACTTCGGAACATTGACCCTACTGCTCTTAACTCTATGGTTAGTTCTTTCAGTGCCGACGATTTAGTTAATAGTGGTATTGTAGATTATGCAACCATGCCTACTACTCTAGGTGGTATGTTTAATCTTGTCCAAAAAGGTGAAAATTTGTTTAATGGACTTCCCGAAGAAATTCGTAAGGAGTTTAATTATTCTGTTAAAAATTTTGTGTCGCAGTTTGGTACGCAGTCATTTAATGATATTTTGGCAAAATATGCTACTCCACAGGCTCAAACTGAACCTAAGGTAGATGAACCCCCACAAGTTCAAATCGAGCCACAAGAGCCGAAAAAAGAACCAAATAAGAAAGGTGGTAAAGATTAATGAGTGGTTTAATTGACAGTAATAGCCGTTTTGCGGTAAATCCTACAAATATTCGTGGTATTCAGCGTTCTAAATTTGATATGTCGCACACTATTAAAACAACTTTCAATGCCGGTGATTTAGTTCCGTTTGATGTTATGGAAGTTCTGCCCGGTGATACGTTTAATTTAGAAACAAATGTTCTTGCACGTTTGCAAACTTTAATCACTCCATTAATGGATGATATGTATTTAGATACTTATTATTTCTTTGTCCCTAATCGTCTTACATGGGAACATTGGAAAGAATTCAATGGAGAAAATTCAAAAAATGCATGGTATCCACAAACTACGTATACTATTCCGCAAATTACAATCAAAGGTAACGACGACTTAAAAGGTTCTATTTTGGACTATATGGGTATTCCTACAAATAATGTTAGTAGTAATGCTAATATTTCTTTGCAGATTAATGCTCTGCCTATTCGTGCTTACAATTTGATTTGGAATGAGTGGTTCCGTGACCAAAACTTGCAAGACCCTATTTTAGTGCCTCTAACAGATGCTACTGTCGCTTTCGATAAAGTTAATTCGTCTAATGGTGGTAAGTTGCTTAAGGCTAACAAGTATCATGATTATTTTACTAGTGCTTTGCCTAGTCCTCAAAAAGGGCCTGAGGTGTCTATTCCTCTTGCTCCGGATGGTTTGTTCCCTGTTACTCCGGTTAAAGACCAATGGGTTAAAGATTACGGTTTTGATCCTTCACAATCCGATGGTATTGCGTTTAATTATTTAAATGGTACTGATTTTTCCCAAGGTACTCATCAGCTTTATTTAAACAGTTTTTATCAAGGTAATAGTAAAGATGCTTTCCTTAATGGTACTCATACCTCTAGCGGTGGTTCTGATTTAGCCGATAAGATTTATCCGTCTAATTTGTTTGTCAATTTAAAAGAGACTTCTGTAGCTACTATTAATCAGTTACGTTTAGCTTTTGCTACACAACAATTGTATGAGTTAGATGCTCGCGGTGGTACTCGTTATGTAGAAATCTTAAAATCTCATTTCGGTGTTACTTCGCCTGATGCTCGTCAACAACGTCCGGAATTGTTGGCTTATAACCATACTCCTATTAGTGTTAATCAAGTTGTACAACAAAGTGGTACTAATACGACTACCGCGCTAGGTGATGTTGCCGGTCTTTCTGTAACAGCGGATTCAGATAGTTCTTTCGTTAAATCTTTTACAGAACACGGATATATTATTGGTTTAGCGTGCGTACGTTATAAACATTCTTACCAACAAGGTATTAATCGTATGTGGTCTCGTCAAACTCGTTTCGATTACTATTGGCCTGTTTTTGCAAATATTGGTGAGCAACCTATTTTAAATAAAGAAATTTATCAAGACTATTCTAAACAACCTAATGACATTAATGATGAAGTTTTCGGTTATCAAGAAGCTTGGGCTGAATATAGATATGTGCCCGATCGAGTTTCTGCAGAAATGCGTAGCGATTACCCACAATCTTTAGATGTTTGGCACTTGGCTGATGATTATGAGTCTCTTCCTAAACTTTCATCTGATTGGATACAAGAGAATTCTACTACTGTAAATCGTGTTTTAGCCGTCTCTGATAATTTATCTGCTCAAATTTTTATGGATATTTATTTAAAGATTGAGGCTACTCGTCCAATGCCGATGTACTCTGTACCCGGTCTAACAAGAATGTAGGTGTTGAATATGAATATTTCAGGTTTAGTTAATCAAATGCAGTCTATGGCAGACAAAAATAATGCCTTGTCGGCTCAACAAGCACAAAATCAAATGAATTTCCAAAGTTCCGAGGCTCAAAAACTTCGGGACTTCAATGCTAGTGAGGCTCAAAAAAATCGTGATTTTCAGCAAGAAATGTCTAATACTTCGGCTCAGCGTTCTGTTGCAGATTTACAAAAAGCCGGTTTAAATCCAATTTTGGCCGCCACTAGTGGCGGAACTAGTGCATCTACTCCAAGCGGTGCTAATGCTTCTCAAGGTTCGTCGCCACAAGGTTCTAAAGGTGATGTTGATACTTCTGCCGTTTCTGGTATGGCATCAGTTGCTGCTGCTGCTATAAATAGCGCTGCCACTACTCAAGCTGCACAAATTGCAGCTAATGCTAGTATGCAAAATGCTCGTTTACAAGCTGATGCAATGTTAAAGGCACAACGTTATGCTAGTGATAGTTCTAGAGATGCCTCGCATTATGCTAGTGAGGTTTCTAAGGCTAATGCTCAGTTGGATTATATGGCTAAGCTTTATAGTGCTAATAGTTCTTCTAGTGCTAGTCGTTATGGCGCTGATAAAAATTATGAGGCATCTAAATATGCTAGTAAGAATTCTATGTTAAGTTCTTCTTTAGGTACTGTAGGCGGACTTTTAGGAAGTTTACTTCCTTTCTTGCTATTCTTGTAAAAATTTTATAAACTATACCTATGGAGGTATAGTTTATGTTTTTAGTCTTATATATTATTTTTATGTTTTTAGAATTTAAATATTTATCTAATACAACAAAATTAGATAATAAATATTAATC